ATGAAAGTTTGGACCGCAGAAACGGAAGGAAAATCAATGAAAACAAACAGAGTTTCGACGGGGATTTTATCTCTTTTAGCAGTAATCGGGTTCTTGACTCCAAGGAGCGCAAAGACTCAGGCGGTGATTTATGACAATAAGGCGATGCCTGGAGCTGCATGCCATGTCATAAATGCAAATAGTAGTTGGATAGATGGCGGAGCCAGCGTCTTCGTCCCAAGGTCCCAAGGAGCACCTGGATAGGAATATCGGATAGTTACAATGTAACTGTAAATGAATCTCCTGAAGGTTTCCCTGGGTCGGCTTCGCACGACCCGAACGACCCAATCAGTTATCGCCAGATAGCCTGCCCGCTACTCCGTGATAACCCAGGCGATCCGGCCAGCATAACCGCTGCGGTCGCCGATGTTCAGCACGTAACTGGATCACAGCCGGCAATGAGCGTCGAGTGCTGGATATATCAATGCACAACTATTTTTTCAAATAACACAGTAAGCTGCTGTAAGAGCCCCCATAGTATTCTTAACAGCAGTCTGAACAGGTATTTCGCAGTTGGTATTCCATTGGTAACTAGCTGCGCCGGAACAACCAATTTCGGTGTAACAGGATATTTAGGGATAACTTGCACGCTTGATTCTGGTACTGATTTCCTAGGCGTCCGTTACAACGAAAAAGGTGGGAACTCCAGCGACTGGTGATGGATGTTCAGACTAAGACGCCTGAATCATTTTGGTTCATTCAGGCGTCTTAGTCACAGACCCAGAATTGAATTCAGACCGAGTGATATACCGCGCCCGGTTTTTAGCCTTGTCGAAAGCAATCCTCTCGGGCTTCCGACGGAAATGATGATTCTGCGCCTTGATAGCTATCTTGCCGAGAGGATCATTCCATTGGGTCCGACGAGCTTTCCGGGACTTCTCGCGCTCGCAGACGCGACAATATGAAGAAGAATAAAATTTTCCGTTCTTGGAGGATTTGCGAAAATAAAAATATTCTTCAGTCAAAGGAAGAATGGAATCGCAAGAGCCTCGACATCGTTTGAATTTAGGGATGGAAATTTTCCCAGTATTCATGGAGTCCGTGCAGCTCAGGATGGAAATGATGTTGGAGCATTTCCTGATAAGCTTTATCCTTGGTCCATTTATCATGAAGGACTCGGAACCTACCAACTCCAAGGCTTGTTCTATCTTCTCCATGGGTACAATGGATTAACACGCCGCCACCGGCCTCTAAGATTGCCTCCGCAGCATCCAAATTTTTGGAATTTGGAGCCACGAAAGTATTGCTGATATTATCGAATATATCTTTATCGCCTTCCGGTTGAATGCTAAGGACATGGACCGTGAGGCCAGCTTTGGTGGCTCCATTATCGGTGCCCTCGGATTCGAAATTGAGCTTAATAACATGGTTGACACCAATTGATTTTAAATATAACCAGTCGGCATCAGTGACTGGTTGCCCTGAACGCCATATTCCCTGCTCAACTTGAGCAAAATTGGGAATGTTATGAACGTATATTGTTGGAGTGCAGCCAGCGAGAATAAAGAAGATAAAAATCAAAAATGAATGGCGCATTCATGACAATACCAAGAATAAAAAACAAATATTTATGGAATGATATTTGCATAACTTATTAGAGAACCTTTAAAAGAGGTGATCATGCCGTTAATTACCCTGATAGTTGTCCTAGTCGTTGTCGGATTTTTGCTTTGGGCGATCCAGACATTTATTCCGATGGATCCAAAAATCCGGACGTTATTGCAGGTCGTGGTGGTTATAGTCATGCTCTTATGGGTCCTCCAGGCCTTAGGCTTATTCACTGCAGGACCAGTGATTCGATTGCGCTGAACGCGCAAATATGGGCGCTCTGGCCCACATGAGCGAAGGAGTCCGCCTTTAGATATGAGGGCGGACTTATACACTATGGCTTATTACACCCGCAATATTGCGGGTGTAATAAACTCAAATGTCTTGGCTTGTTTAGAACTATCGGCCACAGAAAGAAGGCGCCGAACAAACGAGGACAGTGTCGTTTGTGAGATTTGCCATTCTTTCGGAATTGGGTATCCATCTACAGATTCTATAACAGGATTCTTTCTCTTTGGCATATATAAATGTACATTTGAACCGTATTTATTTTCCAATATTCTATCGTGTATTAAAAAATTTTGATTATATGAATATATAAAACTTATTGGAATATTGGAAAATAAATACGGTTCAAAACATCAAAAGAAAAGCCATAAGAAAGCTTCTTGAATATGTAAACGAAGAGAAATACGACAAAGCCCCACGAAGAAGTTCTTCGTGGGGCTTTGTGGCCCGAACGGGCGATTTTCAGCGCGTAATGATGAGCCGAACCAAACCCCTAGGATTATAAGCTCCAATTCCGAGATTTTCAAACATAGAAAATCCGATTGTTCTTTCCTCGGGATTGTCCGCTGACAATACGGTTAACTCTGTCCTAACTGGTATCCTACCGAACATCTCAGGCTCGCAGCAGCAGTACACAACGCCCGCGGGGACGAGGCGGGACACGATGAACTGGGCATTCCAGCCCACCGCGTTCATGCCCGTCTTCCACAGGGTTGCCTGCGACTCGACGTCGAGGACGTCGCGTCCGAACTTGCGGATGTCCGCGTAATCACGCGCGTTGAAGTAAACGCGAGCAACGCGCAGATCGTGGAACTCGATCTCGGCGAAGGCATCCGCGAGGATGGCCGGCGAGATCGGGGCCACCACCGGAATGTCCGGGTTCGTGCCGCCAGGAAGCTCATCGAAGCCGTTGACTGCGATGGCGTCCATGATCGAGAAGACGCGATCGTCTTCCGCCGCCTGGATCTGGGCCTTGCCGAGATCCTGCATACGCTTGAGGAGGTCGTACCGACGCTCCTTGATCTGCGTAAGCGGGGCCTTGGGAAGAGCCGCGATCTCGAACAGCGGGAAGATGACGCGGCGAGGCTTCATCACCGCGGTGATGGAGTCGCCTTCTTCACCGATGACGTACGCTGTGACGTCCGGATCCTTGTCGTAGATCGGGAGTGCACCGTCCGGAAGCTGCTCAACCAGGAAGGTCTTGCGGCCAACAGACGAGTAGTCGCGACGCTCGCGGAGAGGCTGAACCATCGACGCGGCAAGGCGACGACGGCCCGAGGCAGACTGAATGTACTGCTCGACGACCTTCTCTTTGATGGTATTGTCGACGACTTGAACGCCGAAATTGTTTGCTGCCACCATAGTAGTTTCCTCTTCTTTCCTTTTCTTTCCGGCGCCTCAGAGCGGGGTGGCCTGGAAGAACAACTCGGCGCTCGAAGAGTCCGGGGGTGAGAGGACGGTGCCCATCAGGGTGATATCAGACGCGCGGGGCGAACCCGACGCACCAGCACCCGTCGTGGCGGTGGCAATCCACTGGGCCTCGTAAGAGTCCTCCCAGCGGTTGGTGAGGAGCCCGTTGACCGAGGCATAGAGCCTGTCACCAGGACTGTAGGTGAGAGCGGTGCCAACAGTCGCACCGCTCGTTGCCCAGGTACCTCCAGAATAGAGGTTGGTCGTCTGGACCTGAGTCTCGTAGATCTTCACGCCAAGAGTGCCACCACGAACGTAGGGACCCTTGCCGCTAGCGACGCCCGGCGTGTTCTCGAACGAGTTGCCGAGCGAATCGTTGATGAAGAAACCCAGGGGCCTTGTGCCCGCAACGAAAGCCGCCGCCACGAGAACCGCGCCGCCGGCCGTGTGTTGGCCGATGTCCGGCCGTGTGAAAGCCACCGAACCGCCAAGCACACCCTTCTTAACGCTAGTCGGAAGCGTTGTAGAGCGAGCGCTGGCAGTGGTGACAACATTCGGGTTTGATTGCGTGAACCCATCCGCCGCCAAGGAAGCAATAGTGTCCTTGATCAGGGAATAGAGAATACGCAGTGCACCCTGGCTAAGGAGAAAATCTCCCGAAGCCTGTCCACCGATATTTCCCATTTGCCTATTTCTCCAGATCGTCGGCTGAGTTCTTCCGCTTGTCCGCGCTCCAAAGCTTCGAGGAATTCAGTCTAACGGTTGCCCGTCACGAACTCATCTCGAGTCTTCTCGGCCACTTCCTTGCTTGGTTCTCGCCTCCGCTGTTGAAGGTTTGTCTGGGTCTCGTTTTCGTCTCTTAGCTTAGGAACTGCCCTTTAAGGGCAGTTCCTAAGCGAAATCAGGGCCTGTCCCACAGACCCTGGAGAAGGGTCTCTTCGGAACGAGCCGAGGCCGCTTGAACATTGCCAAGCTTCTTGGCGCCGGCCGAAGCCGTGCGACCAGTCACCGCGCCATATCCGGCTTCACGAGCACGCTGCTCATTGTTCGCCGCTGTCATCTCGCGCTGGGCCTGCACTTCGGGATGATCCGAGAAAAGATCGTCCAGCTGGGCATCTCCATCCGACGCCGTATGCGATCCTTCATCCTCATCATCGAAGTGAATGTCGAGGCCATCACCAGCTGCCGTCTGGACGGGCGGCGTGGAAGCCATCGGCGCTACTGCCGGAGGAGGAGCAAAGAGCTCAACCAGCTCGCCCGAAGGAGCAGGAACTGGCGAAGGAGCAGGTATCCCAGCAGGAGCGCATTCCTGCTGGAGCATGCCATCGAGCATGGCAAGATCGTCCGCTGTCATACAGGACGTCTCTTCCGTCTTCTCTTCAGCCGGAGGAGGAGCAACGGGAGAAGCAGTCTTCTCTTCCTTCTCCTCTTCCATCGACTTCTCGGGAGAAGCCGCATGGCCCTCGCCCTCGTCCTTCTCCTCGTCCTTCTTGTCTTCCGCCACCTTGATGGAAGCGACAGTCTGGACAATGGCCTTCAACGTGGGATCGTCGATGGACATGAGAACGGAAGCAAGACGCTCAACATCCTGCTCCTTGCAACCTGTCGGGCACATGCGATAAGCAAGCTTGCAGCAAGCCATTGCACGGCGATAACGACGATCTTCGGGCAGATTATCAGGGTTTACCTGGTCAAGCCGACGAAGAGTCGCAACTAGCACCTGATCAGGAAGGCCCATAAGATCAGTGGCCATTGCTTCGACGGCCTTCTCATCCATCGTGCGCAGCGTGGCGCGAGCAATTCGCTCGCAGGCCATTGCCTTGCGCTCAGCGGCCATCCGCTGATTGTCGTACTTACCCTTGCCGTTCCACTGATCCGAATCTTTATGATCGAACGTGTCTTTGCGCATTTCGCCGAAATTCAGCTCGTTGCGCTTCACGTGATCACCTTCATAATCCCCTTCAATATTCTTATTCGAAGTTGGGGTTTCCGCCCAAGAATCCGGGCTGCCGTTCTCATACTCCGTAGGAGACGGCTGCGGGTGTTCTTGATTCATAGTGTAAATGTCGGCTTTTCGAGCCGAAGCGGCTTCCCGCTGATTCGACCAGGTGGTGCGCTGACGGCTCATGGTAGCAGATGCCTCCATAGTGAACTTAGGTTTATCAATAGCTTAAAAGTTGACAGAAAGGGAAGCGATTTTCCCTTTCCAGGACATGAAACTCAGCTCGGCACCAGAAAGGCTCCGACCTGCGGCGAGACGGCACGAAGCGAGGAATGAAGCCTCGCTGGGAAACGACTTTGCAGGACCGACTCGCATTGACAATTTGTAGAGATCAGCGGGGTAGCGCTGACCCTTAACGGTGTCCTCGATCCATGAAAGGACTATCAATTCTTGCGGAGTCATGCGAGCTGATTTAATAGCGCGGAGACCACCAACATGGACTGTCCGATAAGCCCAAGTAGCCCATTTAATTATATCTTTATGATTCCTGAATGTACTTGACACACGGCGTGCAAATTCTTCAGAAGATCGCACTATATTATCATTACCAGACAAAACGTCCGAAGCCGCTGGAGTGGCCGTCCCAACGTCTTCAGGCTTCGGAGCAAGCTTATCTGAAAGCTTCTGCACGAGCGTCTCAAGAAGCATTTCTTGAGCCTTCCCGAGCATTGCATCAATATTATCACCAGACGAAGCGCCGGCATCATCCAAGCCGGCATCAATATCATCAATATTGTCGGTAGGGGAATCTTCTAGAGAGCTTTCTGAATCATCGGAAGGATTATTCGAAGGTGTGTCCATTTCATCCCTCTCGTCCGGAACAGGACTTTCTTCCTTCTCAGCTTTCCGAATAGTAGAAGCCGCACGAGCGACTCCTGAAAGGTCGACATCAATAATATCACGACGAAGATCATAAACCTTCGCGGCGCCATCAATCATAGTGGCGACAGCAGCGTCTCCATGATTGAGGAAATTCCGGCGCTGAGCCCCTTTGAACGCCGGATTTTTTACCCAAGAAGCTTCAATAAATTGATTGCTGTTGGGTACCGCAACATGCCCAATGAGTTCGGATACAATATGCTCCGCACCATTTTCATCAAGATATTTTGAACCTTTACCATCAACCGTAATACAGGGACATAATTGTGAATCATCCGAGGCCAGATTTCCACATTTCGTGCATATTGTAAAAAGACTGATGCAGCCCATGCTCATTGAGTTCATGCGACCAGCTTCAATATCGCCAACGAGCATCGTATGTTTGCGATCAGTCGCAACCAATATATCAATATAACAAGTCCTACCAAGATCGCGCGCTATGGCATCAACAATGAAGCCCTTCGATAATGCTGGAATCTGAATATGTTCACAATTCGCAACAAGGACGGTTCCATCAATTATATAAGAATGATCATCTTCAACTTCTAAATTATAAACTTTTCCAGAATATGAATCTGATTCAATTTTATTTATAAAAGTTATCTTTTTATCATTAAAAAATTTAAGGTCACCGGTGGCGACAGGGCGTTTTTGGAACTTATGTTTCGTAGTATAACCACAAATTTTTTTACTACTAGCTACGTCAAAATGAAGGACATGAGCTTGATGACGGCTAATAATTTCATGGGTCGTTCCATCTTTAAAAAGGACGAAATTTGATTCTCCAACTTTTTGCCCGTGTTCAACAATAAATCCGGAAAGTCCGGTACGTGATCCAAGAAACTGAATTTGTTGAAGAAGATCAAGTGATACTGAACAAGCACGAACACGTTGGGTCGTCTTGTGAATATCAGCATCTCCACTAACATAAGCACCAATTAAACTAAGAATCTCTTCTGGAGAAGCAGAGTTCAACCATTCGGACGAAATCTTCTTCCCGTGTGCCAATTTACCGCATATACCAACGAGGTCTCTTGACATTTCCGCATTATAAACAAATATCTGAGTGCAATTATCAGAACAATCAGAAAGTTTAATAGAAGGAAGAGTTCCTGGATATAAAGACCGAACAACATCCAAAATGCTTTGGATTAGATCTGTTTCATGAGTTCCAACTGTGAAAATAACTCCAGTCGGTTTTCCCTTACATGAAGTTGCACATCCTTCAGACAGATAAAACCCCATCAATTTAGCGAACCGAACAGCATCAATATCAACAGCGGATGGCTTTAGAAGCTTCGGAATTGGGGCAAAAAGAATAGCCCTATGTTCAAGATCATCAGCACGAACACGAGAAATTTCAGGTACATATTTAGAATTTCGGTGATTCTTACGGCCGCAACTCTTACAGAATTGTCGAGTAAGCCTTTGACGATAACTAGAAGGCCTAGAACCTGAAGTCAATTTATCGCCGCAATTAACACATTCAGTTCGATCGAGCCGAAAGAAAGGATGATTAGGTGTGCAAGTGATGGGGGAGAGACGATGGCCTACATAAATATGCTTCACTTCACCATCATAGTCACGTTCATGTTTATGAACGACTTTTTTTGGGAACCCACTACCACCAATAACAATATCCCCAACATTAATTGCAGAAATCGAACGTTGAGTTCCATCAGACATTAACACTTTCGTATCAGGTGCAAAACAATAATTATTGGCACCAACGAATGTCTTATATGTTGATAATAATAATGGACGACTCCAGGCGTCACCGTTGTTATTAATTAGGTCCTGGCACCTTGGATCAATACGAAAATCCGGCCAACGGCGTTCACATTGAACGCCGCGATTCATAAATTTACCAGTCTTAATGCCCTTTGGAGTTTGAGTATCAACTGAAGCCACTATAGTGGCGTGCGATAATAGATATTGCTTAGGATCGCAGCGGCGAAGAACAGTCCTCGCTACTCTATTAACGTGATCCGGGCGCTCAATACCATCAAGGTTCTTCCGAATCTCATCGGTCCATTGATCAAATGCAATATTAGGCTTCTCTACTAATGCCTTCGCAAAACGCTTGAATGCCATGGGCTACCATTAGCCCAATAGCATCAAAATTCTGACGAATTGGAAGCGATTTGCCGATAATGGGCGATAATATTATAATATTATCGCCCGGCAGCTTGGCGTAAAATAGGTAATAATGCTGGACGAGCTCGAGGGTTTGCGTGAGCAAATTTCACGAGAATAGGAAGAAGGCGCTTCCCTGCTTCAGAGCGAGCCGCAACAGCCCCGCGATCGATATCAGGTCCAACCTGGGAATAAAGCTCTTGAAGGACCTTTATGGTCTTCTTCTCATCACCAAGAGCTGAACGCAGCTCATTAATGTAATGGTCGACAGTTTTCTTAAGGACTGCCGGGCTGAGGCCGGGCCCGCCAGATCTTGATTCGGAGATGGATTCGTCATCCTTGCCAGGTTCAGGCCTATATACTAAATGATCACGAAGCCCTTGCATTAGCTTCTGACCATTACGCACCAGTATATTGATCCTATCGAGCAAACGTTCAACAGAATCCCGCGTCGGATTCTTCCGAAGCTTCTCTACTTGCTGGATCACTTCATGAGCCCCATTGAAGAATTCTTTATTTTCCCGGAATTCTTGCTCAACATAATGGGAAGCATCCTGCCACTCTGCTGTCCCTTCAACAAAGTCATCCAGTAGATTCTCGTCCATCTGATAAGATGGAGACAAACTAGCAGAGTCGTCAGTCTTTGGCTTCTGCTTATGTTTCGTTATCTTCTTCCAGAAATCTTTGAATCCGGCAGTCGAGGCCACTTTCCCGAGCGACTTTGTTCTATCAAGAATTTGCTTGAGTTGTTCTTCCTCAGCAAAACCTTCTTTGAAATATTTAGCGAATTCTTTGGCGTCATCAACGTCAATATCGCGAAGAGCGGAGTCGAGCTCCTGTCGGAGCGATTTCAATACTCCAACCATCTCTTCAATATGGTCTTCAAAAATGCGAATACCGGGATTTACCAATGCTATACGTTTAGATGCAATCTTATCCAGCTTCAAAACATTCCTGAGCATAAAATCTGCCAAGACTGGATTATTTTTACGAATCCGCCTTGAAGCGAGGATCAAAGTAGTGAAAGGAGTCAAACCGCCTCCGGAGACATTTGTTCCTCAGCGTCTATAACGAGATCCTGAGGTGAAATGGAAAAACCACACGTTCGGCATTGGAGGCAACGCTTACCGTGGCTATAAGTCCGGGGCTTGAGGACTCCTTTGCAGCGCGGACAGATGAATTTTCCTGAAGCTTTCTCACGCTTCGTGACTTTATATCGACGGTTATTATCTTTCCAGTATAGGGCGAGGCGAGGAGGAAGCCGGCGAGAGGCCTCGAATATATTCGCTACTGTCAGGCGGATGCTCTCGAGCGAGAAATCATTGCGGAATTCGGCCGCAAGAAACCTAAATGCATCAATCTCAGAGATCTCATAATGCAAAGTGTGACAAGCTGCACGCCAAATAGGAAGAGTTCTCTCTTCGTGTGCCTGAATTATGCGCTGGACGTGCCCATGCTCAGTCCAAGCATCAGCAAGTTTTGAAGAGAGAGATTTACGCCACTTCGCATTCGCTTTCGAAGTAGTCTCATCATCAATGAGACGAGCGCCTTCCCAGGTCGAATACCACTGATCAAGGGCAAGGTTCGGAAGAACCTCACCCGATACATCCAAGAAGAGCTCAGAAGCCGATTCATCCTGGACACCCCAGGGCCACTGGACATGGACTTTTCCAGTGGCGGGATTGGAGTAGATGACACGACCTGCATAGGGAGTCGGAACGAAATCCCGTGTCCCTGCTTTCCTGACGATATCGCCAGTGGCGAATCCCTTCGCCGCAGCTTGATCATCCGTGAAGCTCAACCTGAGCATTGCAGCTCCCTTCCGGCTGGCTCCGGTATTCAGGATGCCCAGGTCTTCTCTGAACCCTGATGTGTGCTCTTGCCGGAAGAAGCACCATCCCATGATGGCTGCTTCTGAGTCTTATCCGTGTGCTCCGACAAATCGCGCACATCATATTCGTCGCGATGACGAACGCTCGAGGATTTGTCATCGTCGTACGTCGGAATACCCTTACTATTAAAGGATTTCTCTGTTTTATGCATATAAGGTTCATCCGCATCTGTCTGCAGAGGCTTCTGGACGTTCTCGAACGTCTTCATATATGGCTCGTCTGCATCCTGATGAATAACTTCCGCGCGCCGCTTCAGGAAGGCGTCTTGACCGAAAGCTGTGATTTCGATTCTGTCCGAGATAGAATCGATGTCGTGGATGGCCTTCGTAGCAAGCTTCGCCAATTCAGGGCTGAGCTTTCCATCCTTAACGAGGGACTCAACTCGCCCAGCGACTCCCTCAAGAGTGTTGATCATGTCCTGCGCAGCTTGCTTGTCCATTGTATCTCCGGTAAATCTTTCAGTAAGGGGTCATAGCAGGTCTATCAAGACCTGACATCACCAGGAAACGTCTTCAGCAGAGAAAGCAACTGATGCTTTCTTCTTGAAAGGAGGGGCTGCCTTACCGCCCATATCCGGTATTTTGCCCTTACCGGGCTTGGCATCTTTCTTATCGCCCTTGCCGGGCTTGGACTTAGGCTTGCCCTTACCGCCCTTCTTCTTGTTCTTCTTGGCAGCAGCCAAGATGAACGGACCAAGAACCGCCTTGGCAGCTTCACTTGAAGAAGCGAGGCGTAGAAGGATGGGCAGCGGGATTGATGCTGCACTTGCAGTCTTACCTTGAACAAGATCATCGAAGCCTTGCATGAAATGATCGATATCAGCTTCATCCAAAAACTTTTCAGCTTCTGAACGGAACTTATCACTGATTTGCTTCAGGTGATTTATATCATCATCTGACAAAGACTTGAGATTGATAGTATCTCCTGGGTGGACTCCAAGAGGGGCAGCGGTCTCACCCTCAGGAGCCTCATCATGTTCGAGCTCCTCATTTTGTCCGGAGGTATGCTCATCCTCGGATGGCATCGGTTCCAAAGCAACCTTGCTGATTGGCTGGGATGAAGCCTCTGTCGACACCATTGATCGAAGGCTCTTCATGATTTCGAGCGCCGATCTCGGATCCGTCTCGCGAAGCGAACTAGCGATACGGACAAGATTTTGATATTCGTGAGTTTGCCTGATCATGGATGCGGCGCTCCTCTTAGCAGCCTTCATTGGAAGGACAGTCTCTGAAAACGTGTCATGCCCCCAGCCAGCTAGGCGATTTAGGAGCATGTTGTAAGTGTCGACGTCAATTTTGTTCTGATATAAATTATTGTCAGCCGTCTGAATAGAAAGATCAAGCGCGGCCCGAAATTGAGCATCCTCCGCGCCACCTTCCCACCCATATTTTATCCAATCATTCTCTGCAAGAAGTGTCTTGGCATGCTTGAGAATGGAATCGAAATGTCGATCGTCAAACCATCGGCTTGGATATGAAAGATAGTCCGTATTAGGCGGATCCGTTGGGTTACCCCTAACGTCGACGACGCCATGATACGTAGCTATTCTTTCAGCCATAATTCCGACCTGGAATTTTTCATTAGAAGCTGCTGCACGCTTGAATCCATCGAACATACCTTCCACCTCTGGTGGAATATCTTGATATTTCGACTTCGAATAATGCTCGAGTTCTTTCATATAACGAGTCGGATCTACTGCCTTTTGATCTTCAAGAAAACCCTCAAGATCAGAAATAACTTTATTCAGGTCTTTCGTTCCAGTGAGTTCACGGACCCCGCCCTCTTCATGTTTGATAGAGGACATAGCAGTGAACCAAGAATCAACGATATCTTCTAATTCTTGTATATCAGATACCCGCTGCCTTAAAGTAGCAGAAAATGATTTCGCCGCTGCATCAATTTTGTTGGCATCAACAGCAGTGGGGTTTTCACGCACTATGCGAAGAGCAGCAGATAAAGCTGAAAGCTTGGCAAGAGTATCAGGGTCAACATCTCTATTTTTGGAAGGCGGCTTAGCTAATCTTCGCAACAATCTCTTATCCAGAATCGGATCCTTAGTATTACCATGAAGAATTGGTATCTTAACCGATTCTGGAATATTAGAACTATCGATAGCCGATTCAATCGCTGAAATCAAACCGGCACGAAGATCCCAAGCTCGAGGAGAGTCGCTAGGCCAAAGCGCAGCTACAATATCAGATACATCATCAGTATCCGCACCTTTCAAATCAAAAAGTGCGGATTTGGCCGCTTTCTTAGTATTAGATGGGATACCTTCGAGCTCCGCCAATACACGCTTCATTTGTTCTTTATCAAATAATCCAGATAAAGCAGGCTCGATGTATTGGGATTCAGCGGCAATAGCAAAAGCATTACTGATTGACTGAGAAATATCGCGAAGAAAATTTTTTATATGGCGGACAGCATCTTGAATATCAATAGATGAAACTGCAGCGACTGCTGAACTCTTATAATTAAGAGATAAATCCTTGTCTCCTTGCGTAGGTGATTTAATATCAGAATCATGAATCTTCATACGGCGACGACGCTGTTCATGTCTAGGAGCGCGACGTTCACGATGCTTACGACTAGGAGCAGGCTCCTTATTTAGGAGCCTCTCCGCTTCTTTATCTTCACGCTCTGATGGTGTTAGATCACTAGGCAAGATGGTCTGATAATAGGAATGCAATCAAGAGCCGACCAAATTAATCTTTCCCGAACCGATTACCACTCTTGTTATTCCGTTTGAGCCCCGAATTTTGAGCAAGAACTTCAAGAATATTAGACTCATCTATCATCTTCTCACCAGCACCAGTCAAAACGGCACGGATAAATTCATTGAAAGTCGCATCTTTCTGAGTCCATAGATCGCGCTTTAGCTCGTCATGAGCATCTTCGGAGTCAACATTCATGAGTTCATAGAGATACGAAATAGGCAAAGAGCCTTTTTGATATAGATTGAACATGAAGTCTTGCAACTCTGCGTTATCACGTAGGGCGAGCCTGGTGAATTGAAGCCTCGGATAAAGTAGGGTCCTATTCCCCTGTTCGTCTTCCTCCCAAAATCCCTTCTTTTCCGCAACGGGAGCAAACAGATAATCCTCAACATATGATGAAATTATTTCCCGATATAATAAATACATCGTATTCATAACATCGAGATGTATACGTTCGCCTGAGTATGTGCTCTCTCCGGTTAACATCGATTCAGTTATCCGAAGACCAATAAAGAGAAGTTTATTTGTTATTTCATACTCTGTCGAGAGATCAAGAAGACGATCTCGAGAGCCAATCTCATCCCAATGTATTTCAGTGTTCGATATGATAGAAAAATCGGGATCAATAAGCGCCTGGTCTATTTGACCGCGTAAATCTTCAACATCGATTTCCGAAGCTTTATCCATCCATACGATGCGCTTCGGTGTCATCGCGCGCGAAGCAATGCTCGTCTGAGCTTGCCTAAGCTTATCTTGATATATTAATGTTCTGAGGCATCTTTCTAGGATGGGGACGCCGCGAGCTTCGAACGGCGGTTTCTTATGAGCTAATTCGAAACAAAAAGAAGAGCAGAGAAAATCAGCATATGGACTAGTGTCCAATGGAATGGGCTGACCATTGAGGAGTTCTTCTCGAATTTGTTTAGGAATGGTATCGGCAATGCGAGAAGCCTCCGGATCTGACATATCTTGAGCTTTCAGAACTAACTGCCGGTCCTTCTCGCTCGGAAGTAATTCCATCTTGATTTTATCAGTATACTGGAATACCTCTACTTTGACTTGTTCAGGAGGAAGAATTTGTAAACGCTTCCAACCTTCATATTTCTTCGAAACAAGATCACGTACTATCTTATCTCGCTCTTCTTTCGACTTAGGGACTCTTATTTTATTTTTCTTCTTTTCAGTCCTGCCAGCGTAATCTACGGTGCCAATTTCCTCTTCACTAACATCGAAAAGTGCATCCTCTGGAACCTCTGTAGAAAGGTCGTGATCCTCGGCAAAGATATAAGCTATACCTTGAAGCCAGTATTGATGAGTCGCATCGTAGAGTGTCTGGAAGAGGCGTAACCTCTTACACATTTTTTCATAGAAGGCGAGAATTTGCTTGCATTTCTTCTTATCTTGTCCCTTCGGTAAGGACAAGCGCAGCTTTGATATGGGGACATCGGTGTGAAAGTCGATAGCAGCACCGACAATTGGATGCGAATTATGAGTCGCCAAACCGAAAGCAATATAACTCTTTGCCATGCCTTCAGATCGAACTTCTATATTATGAACTTTTCCAACATATCTTTCATAAGATATGGATTCTACTCGATGTAAAAACCCAATATCAGTTTTTACAGTATAAACTATCGTCGAACTTGCGTCATAAGTGCCGGATACAAATTTAGCATACTGGCCAAATATATTTTGATAATGACCAGGAAAAGAAACATAACTAATAGGAAACCTGTTCTCGCTAATAGGTTTCTTAATATTATAAAGTTTAGGATCATAAGTCGAATAATAAGAGGGAATCCCGAGACGGCGAAGCATTTGATGGATCTGATGAGCCATCTCCTGGCTAACGCTGCCCGCAGTATAGGAATTATTTGTAAAGCATCCATCACCATTCCAATATGCTCCAAGGAATTCAAACAATTGCTCAGGAGCAGCATTGAATAATTCATGGCTTAACTTCTTCAGTTCAGCCAAAGACCCACAATGGAATCGACAAAGATCCAGAAGAGATAAATTGTCGCAAATTACTTTACATGCATTCTTTTCTGGAATTTTATATATTCTTGCTTTTCCATATCCTGCTTCTTTCACAAGGACAGCAATTTCAGTAGCGATAGTTTCAGCTTCATCAATATTTAAAGAAAATTCCACTCCTCTGGGAGTATTAACATGTCGGTAAGCAATAGATCCTTCAGAAGCATAATAACCAAGGAGGCGTAATTGAGCCCGATTCAGAGAACATTCTTTGCTTTCATTGATCCATGGGGATACAATATAATCACCAATCAATAGATCTTTAGCTTCAATAAATATAGGTTCCCCTAAATCTTTGGAACAACATTTCGTTCTAGAACATATTGAATTGATATCAGATTTACAGATTCCGATTGTATCGGTCTTATGATAATCAACTTGATTTGCCCGGTAAACTAAAAACGGGTGATTCCCAGTGGATTTAATTAAAGACTGGACTCCGCGGACTGAAAGATTAACTAGAGTATCATCAACATCATAAACAAATGTCCTGATAACATCTGTCGTCTTTCCAAGAGCATTTACGACTTGATCTCCTACCTCCAAATTTTCAATGGGAGTAGTTCTACCATCTGGTAGAACTACTGGAGCGCCAGGAGGGAAGCAAGCATACCAGAAACGATATAATTCCCTCTTTTCTCGCTCTGACTGAGGCATTTCCAAGAAGTCAGTCGAGAGTTGCGGGCTGTAGAAAGCAGAATCTGCATGAGAAATAGCACCGCCACCATGGTTGCCAAATCCAGATCCAATTCCACCAAATGAAGCTAACCTAACAGATTGTGCAGCCTCCCGGCGTGCCATCCGCTCCAGTTTGGTTAGTTTATTCTTAGGAACGGATTGATCGTCGACATATTCAATCGTCTTGTCGATACGCCCTTTCGGGGGTTGGACTCCGGTTCTATTAGACATGTTCTAGCTTTACTAGTTTAAAAGACGATTAGTCAAAGCCCGGCCGAGATCTTAATGAATCCAGATCCTGAACTGCACGGGCATGGAAAGAAGAAAGTGCGCGAGATATACGAGCAATGCGACTCAAATTCGCAACTGCGGCATGAACAGTCCGAAGGACTTCGGATATTCTAAGACGCTTGCCGAGCTGATAAGCGGGGAAAGAAGCCGATATAGTCCCATCGAATGAAGAGCCGACTTTCAGCAGGGCTTTAAATATATCAGAAGTAGATTCAACTGCAGCGTCCAAACTCCGGCAGAGATGGTTATGTAGACGCAGGATAAGAGTAGAAGATTCTTTTTCGCTTATAAGTGCATCTGTGGCAGTACGGACTTCACGAAGTGCATCATTTATGGATGAAACACCGGTAAGGATTTCATCAAAAGATCGAGCCTTCAAAGATCCAAGATCTTCCGCCTCGCTAGATGCTTTCTTTAGTAAATGAGTCAACCTTATTGCTTCATTAAGAAAAGAGGAAACATGTTCAAATTTATCGAATGCTCGCCGGTAAGCGAGCATCACCTCCGATAGTTCAAGTTCAACTTCCCTCTCTATTGAGGAGAGATTTTGCCTTGAAGGTCTTTTAGCACGTGAGGTGGGCACCAGAGGTACCATACCTGAGACCAGTTATGCGGCAGGCCATTTTAGATAAGCGCCGAGTTTGGACAACAACGTCAACCGATTGCTCGAGCGTGGTCACAGTAGCAGGGTCTCCGTCCATAACGGATTCCCATAATCCTCCGGATTGATTGAAGATCCGACAGATAGAAAGAAACTCACCATCCTCTAAGGCGTCTTCGTCAGGCCATGTATGTGACATTATCTGCGCAACTACACGATAGGCGGCAGTGTCTTTGACACCGGAGTCTTTCATTCGAAGAGATTTGGCATTACAGGGTCATCGTATACGGCGCTGGAAAAAGGGGATACGGCGCTCTTTCGGAGGCAGCCCATGCATACGCATCTGGAGGCGACGAGCATGAATCGGATTTCTTGGAGAAAGCGCTCGCCTCGTCAGTGACTGAACAGCTCCAACAGTCAGTACATCAGGATGTTCTTTGATATATTCTGAGACTAAATAACAGCTTCGGACAAAGGAATCTGAAAAATCATCATGTTTACCAGGAATATTCGGAGCTTCCACCACGACGATGTTTTTACCACCACTGGATGCTTGCAGTTCAAGGAGCTCCATTATATGGGGAGAATGAACTGATGGAGATAACGCGAGCCCAATATCCGCTACTTCTGGTATTGGATAATCATATATAGAGAGGGTCCTACTGAGAAGCAACATTTCTGTAGCAGAATAACATTGAGACGATTCATAACTCGTGAAATTCTTAGATTCGAATTGAGGGAGTCCTTCTTTATGGAGCTTCTGCTCGAAGATAGGACCAGCCCACTGATCGAAGACACCTTTGATAATATAAAAGCGCTTTGAGAGGACGCCAAGCCATTTAGCTATCTCATCTATGTCTAATCTAGAGACTGTGTGCAGAGTATTAGCATAAGGCACGAGTGGAGCCATTAAATGCGGATTTGTCTCTTTCCAGCGCTTACGTGGATACCAGGTTTCGTGATATGCAAGCTCAATTTTCCCATTATTGATATGAGTTAAAGAAATAGCAGTGCCGTCTTTCGAAATACCGAAATCGACTCCGGCCCAATAAGGATCCCGCGGGCGACCCATAATGTATGGCCGCAGATCTGGATTAATACACTCAGTGAGATCCTTGGCGTCCGTGATCCAGCCTCGAACACGATCTGAGAAATTCGCACCGAATTCTGTATCGAATGTACGAGGGTCTTTAGCATATTCAATTTCAAAATCATCACGACTAAGATCGGGGCGTACTTCCCAAGTGGGGGCTTGAATCATTAGCATCTTCTCTGATGCTTTATCCTTAGTTAGGGATAACTGATATAAATTATAGAAAAAACCCTCTTTCGCATCAGGAGAAGAAATTGATATTTTACGACCTTCTGTGCCTCCAGCAGCCTCACGCATATTGTTCGGATTTTTCGGCGTGAATTGCATAGTAGATGGTGAAAGCGCATCATAAACGCGTTTCGCTGAGCTGTTGTGATTGGTCATCCCATTGGCAACAAAGGATTCCCCATCCGGAACGCAAAGATCATAGACGTCGTGGACTCCATCTTCCACCTCGGTCACAGGATCCCAAAAATAATTCGTTCGGGAGATGGACTCGAGCTCGTCTAGAGCGCCAGAATCAGCGCCGAATTCTCTCCCCTTTTCCAGGAAACGGTTTAAAGCAGAATATGTGATATTCCCTCGCAGCTTTGGATCGGAGGAGCTCGCACATATCCTGATCAGTTGAGATCTTCTATCAGTCCCTTTCTTTTTCTTCGAAGAGCTAGGAACAGAATCAATAACACAACGGATCCTATCATATTGGTGAGGAACAATATTTGAGATGTCTCGGCCGGAAGAGAGACCAAAATTGAGAAGGTCATTCTTCCTCTTTGTCAAAAACCCGATCTTCTCGAAAAATCTGATCCTGGACTCGAGACCGATAATTCTGACAACGAAACAATAACGCCTATATTTCTTGTTCCATTTTCGGTATCTGTTGGCAGTCACACCAAAATTCAATAGAAGAATCTGGACTTGAGTGGCGAGTTTCTCGCTGGCTGTGCTAAAACTCACGGTCCCGCCACGATATTCCGTCCCTCCGTCTGTCTCGAAAAGGCCGCTCAAGAAACAAGAAACAACGGACTTTGGACTCTCAAATATAGCCCACGGAATATGTTTCTCATGAGGGGCCGAGAAATCATACCCGACCTTATGTAGAAATTTCCTCAGAGATACAGAATGAAATGTAACGGTCCATGGAAATTCAGGGCAGGTAGAAGGGATCCTCGTCTTCCGAGTTGTTTGATGGCCTCCAAACATGCCATCAAACAAGGACTCAACGTAAGTTTTGAATTCCTCACATCCACCAGTAACCTGAATACTATCGTCCTTAGCCCATATTCCATCTCCAACGAGTATTCCGAGAAGAAGCCCCCACCTTTCGTCTAAGAAATCTGGGATTTCGATTTCTTTCTTATCGCAAGAAGGGAGGACGCCATCTGGAATGGAAAATGGGAGCCATTCGGTGAAATGTCCACCATATCCCGAGACTCTGACATTTCTTCTAAAAATATATCCCTCATCGTCTAGCCAGGACAAAATACGGTCCAGCTGCCTCGGACGAATCTCTATCTCCTTGCATAGTTCCTTCTTGCCAAGAATGATAGGCACAAGAATACCTTCCATCCAACGGAGAAATTTCTTCCTGGCAGAGTATGCGTCCCGCAGAAAGTCCGGGACGGCACATTCTTCAGCGAAAGATAAAGTTGGGACGTAAGAAGAGGACCACATATCAGTCTCTCGATGGATCCCAATAAAGTCCCCGATGGAGATGTCACTGAGCTTCTTCCAAACAATTGAACCTGACTCATCGAGAACCTTCACTCTGTGATTACCAGTCCCACAGATTTCATATCTAGATTTTGTCACCACTTTCTTTGTGGGTCGACGTCCGTTGACAAGGAATTTTGAGGAGATCGACCGACGAAGCGGCCCTTCCTGGGAAACGGAAACGGAACAATCCTGCCATTCTGGACCAAGAGG